GTTCTGTCCCATCCAAATACCGATGATACTGCATCTTTAAGAGTTCCAGCAAAACTTTCTCTGCGAAAACCGTGTACATTTACTAGATAATCGGCAACCGTGTCTTTGCCACTACCTATTAAACCGGAAATTCCTATAATCATATGTTATCCTTTAATATAGATGAAGTCATTAAATACCACCCTGGTCGATAAGATCCTAATTGTATAAACCCTATTTCAGTATAAAACTTAGGAATTTCTGTTGTAATTATAATTGTTCTGTCACGATTTGACGCAAATTCTACTGCCTTTGATGTTATTTGCTTGCCTATTCCTTGATTTCTATAATCAGGATCAACACAGACCCATGTTAAATCATAAAAATATTGTAAACTTGATTCGCTGACTATTCCAAATCCTATTGTTTTTTGTTGATCTTTAGCCAAAATATAAAACTTAGGATTCTCAATTAGATTGATTAGATAAGTTATTTTCTCTATTTCAATTCTATGTTCTATATTTTTAGATAGTAGAGGAGGCATTTTACCATTAGAAGTATACACGAAAGATCGTGCTAATAGCTCTGCTATTTCAACTGTATCTGTTAATTCATTGACAATTTCTATGGAAATCATTTTGCCGTAGTTACCATAGATCTTGCCTTAATTTCCGTGAATATAACGTCTTTAATTGTTGGTAATGCTTGCTTGGGTTTTGATTTTAACCATTTTTCATATTCATTGTATGAATTAAATCCACGTATTAAAGCAGCACGTTCAACATATTTCCAAGTAGGCAATCCCAATTTTTTAGCAGTGGAATTTATAGGAGGTTCACCGTTGTAGTATTTTTGATTATGATGCTTACGACACAATCTGTTGTATAATGGTGCGTTAGTTTTTTTAGATATAGTGCAAATAACCTTTGGTTCAGAACAACCGGCATGGTCACACTTGGGTCTGAGACTCTTTTCAGGAACATATGGGTTGTATTTTGGACTGGTGGATTTAAGGTTAATCATTTAAGTTTCGTTACATTTAGGTGCTTAAGAGTTTTCTGTAACATTTCGATTTGACGACGACAATCTTCTAATGCGTGATGTGATGTAGGGGGTTTCGGACAATCAGGCCATAGACTGTAGACCGTACGAGCGTCTCGAATTTTGTAATATTGCCAGGGTTGTTTTTTATTTCTTGAACGATATGCATGTTCTAATATATTCATATCATATGTCGGGCCATTTGCCCAGATAAAATCATGTTGCCATGCAATTTTATATAGCTCATCTAAGGCATCGTCTAAAGGAATACGATTTTCTTCGTTAAATGCTTCCTCTTGTGCTTCTGCACTCTGAGTAGACCACCATGTTACAGTTTGATCATTAATAACTCGATCTTCTTGACTTTCTAAAGTCACACGAGAATAGAAATGTTTTTCGTAGTATCCAGTTCCAAATGGATCAAACGATTGTGCAGCAATCGTTAAAATAGTGGCATCTGGTGTAGTGGCCAGTCCTTCAATGTCTATCATTAAATGTAAGCTCATATTGCTATTATAGCAATACTATTACATCATAGTCAACAATTGTTTAACCGAAACAATCTTCAAATAATTCTTCTCGAGTTTTATCACACCGCATACCCTTAATACCATTTTCGCTTAGACTAATAACACGTAGATTGGTATAATGTCCGATAATATATGGTGGTATGCAATCACGAAAACCCTGTTGTATTGAATAGATATGATCCAGGGAATTATGCGAACGATTTAATCTCGTAGGATTTATATCGTCAAAATGATTTCGCCAGCTTTCCTCTGTAAATTTCCATACAGCATCATAATAAATCCGGCGATCTGATCTTTCTTCACGACGAGTGCAACCTCGGGATACCGCTTTCTGGTAGATTTTTTCTTTCACTTCTTTAAGTTTACTGGGATTATCTACTCCGTATTGTTCAAGCCAGGTTTCTTTCGCTTTTACAGCATACGCCTTTGGATCTCTATCGCGTTCTTCCCAGGGTTTATGCGCACCTGTTGTGAATCCATTAGTAAAATTTTTGTTAGCTTTTTTCGATTTATCAGGATCTTTGCTGCGCCAATGCCCACTTCCTTTTGTAGTTTCACTAACTTTTTTTGCTACATCTTTTCTGCTTGATTTGAAATCAATATAGGTTAGGTATCTATTTTCCCACCATTTAACTTCCTGTCCAGTTTCAGGACATTTGGGTATTTCCCATATATCGTTTAAGATATGCCATACTCTTTGTTTGGGTTTCGCAGTAATTGGTAGAAAGATTGTCTTTACTAATATCTGTTGCCAGAGATCAGGATGTGTTCTAACTAGGTATCTGGTAGCAGATTTATTATAGGATGTATCGTTATCGATAATGGTTTGTAGTATGTTTTTCATACTACTATTTATATACTATCCGATAACTCAAGTCAATCTTTTCTCATCCAATTAGCCAATTATCCAGGTAAGCGGAAAACTGCCATCTACATAATTCTTTAAATCTTCAAGACATTGTGCCATTAATTCTTTAGCATCGGCTTTCATGGCAGCACCATTTAGACTTGTTCCGCCTTGTGGGCCGGCTATTGTACCAAATTTTTCACGGGCATCGCCGATAATCATTTTGCAATTAGCATACATGAAATTACGTAACCATTGACGAATTTGAAAATCACTCAACAAATTTACTTCAGGCTTTAAGTTGTAAGTCCATAATAATACATTTTCGCCAACTCCTTTGGGATCACGTATAAGTTGTAGTTTTTTGGTAACCGGATTCCAAGTATAGTTCATGTAAGCACCAAACATACGTCCAGCTAATTCAACGTACTGGCTATAAAAATCATATGTAGCTAATCCGCCGGCTACGTTAAAGTTCATTAAATAAACATTTAATGTAGCTTGACTAAAAGGATCAAAATTTGAAGCATTAGGGCCAGTTGAATCGCCAAAAGTTCGTCTAAAAATTTGTCGAACTTGAATAACCTCATCGGGTAGGTCATAAATGTTTACATTAGTAACCAATTCCATAAAGATGTAACTTTCTTCGTAGGCATTTTGAGCCCGTTGACGATAAGTGCCAATAGTATTACGATAAGCGGACTCAAAATGAGCAGGATCTAGTTCAATATCAATAATTTCGTCGGCTAATTGATATCTAACGTATTCGAATAGATCCTGTTTTAGTGTTTCTAAAGTGGATTGTGATTGTTCTGCCATATGGACTCCCGGTCCATATATTTAGCAGATTTACCACGCCTTTAAGATAACTAAATTTTCATTGCTACGTCCATTATATTTAATTTCAGTAGCCTTAATGTCTTTAAATGCCTTACGAGCTGCCGGTTTACCTACACTCATAATAGATTTGATTTGCTCTTTAGGTTTCCTTAAAGTTTTTTGAACTGTAGTTACTGCATCAAATGCTACTAAGCTAGAACCTTTGATAGTAAACGTACCTGCATGTGAATCAGCAATAACATGAACTAATTTACGTTTTGCAACATCGTATAAAAATGCTTCACTTGCTCCAACTAAACTTGCAGGAGGCAATGATTTAATTTCCAACTCTGCAAATTCTTTTAGGAATTTAAATTTTATTGCTGTACGTTCTGGACTTACTGCCTTTTTAGCCCGTGGCTTACGTTCTACTTTCTTAAGAGAAATATAAGATTGGCAATCAGCAAGTACTGTTTCGCAAAATTTTGTACAATTTTTCAATTGTGTTTTAGTAAGATGACTATATCCCTCTACCAATTGGGGATCTTTTCCTTCTAAAACTTCATTAAGTTCTGCTAATCTTAAATTCCATACGGCAGTAATGTTAGGAATCATTTGTGTAGCAATATTCATACCACGAATTAATGATAATGGTTTGAAATTTGCTGTTAATTTTGCTCCAGATTCAACAAATTCATCATACATTCCTTCTAATTCGCCTGCACATTCAGACGCTTTTTCCTTCAAATGGTCTTGAATTGTAAGTTTTTGTCGAGCAGTTTCTTCTGAGGAAACTGGAGCTTTTTCTTCTATTTGTTTACCGGCTAGCAATACTGACAAATGTTCATCTAAAACAGATTGTTCATGTTCTTTGAGAACAAGCCCTAATACAGTCATTCTGCAAATCCATCCAGTAGTAGGTGTAACACGACTGTCAGGAATGCCTCGCATTATTTTTGCTTCTTTAGGTTTTTGATTTAATTCAAAATATTGAATAATCAAATCTCTAGCTTCTTTTTTACCATAGGAATAGTTATACCAATTAAATGCTTTGGTTAACGCACCAATACGAAAGTCATCTTCTGGCTGGATTTTCCATTCTGGTTCTGGACCAAGAAATTTAGCATCTTCACCTTTTGGTGTCAAACGTTTAATTACAGGTTGTGTTTTTGTCATAGTATCTACAGTATATGTGTTAAGTTAAAAAATGTCAACCTAATAACAGTGCCAAAGTTATGTACTGTTCTAAGTTATCTAATAAAAGTACTGCTGAGTCTATTAAATCTTTATATCGCGCAGTTTCTTTATTAAGGCGTCTGCATTCTACTGATTCTCGACTAATTTCAGTTACCATTGAATCAATATTCCTTACCATTTTTTGCAGATCACGAATAGATCTCTTGTTTTTAACAGAGGTTACTATCTGTTTTTCTGCTTTTGATAAACGATCTACTATATCATGCAGTCCGTAATTGAAAGTGTTTATTTGATCCATGTTGCAATTATATATCGAATGTATTTAATAGTCAACCATAAATTAACTAAATACTAGACTATGCCAAGACTGTCACTTTATAGGCCTAATAGAACTAATGATTATCAATTTTTGGATCGTATAATTTCCGAAAAGTACACTGTTGGCGGTCTCGATATATTTGTTCACAAATACATGGGACCAATAGTAGATACTACAGATAATCCCGGTAATGCCAATGCCACACTGCCTGTTTATAATTCAGAAAATCCTCTTTTCATCGAAGATTTGCTATTATTAGAAAACAGAGATCGTTCTTATGACCCAAACATTTATATCATGCGTGGAGTTTATACGCATCAAGATATTAACTTTGATTTAACACAATTTGGGTTGTTTTTAAACAACGATACACTATACATTACGTTTCATTACAATGATATGATTGATACATATGGACGTAAATTGATGACAGGCGATGTTTTGGAATTACCTAATATGAAGGACTATTATCCACTAAATCAAAATATTACAAGAGCTTTGCCTAAATACTACGTAATACAAGACGCTGCTTATGCTGCTGAGGGATTTAGTCAAACTTGGTTGCCACATTTATGGCGTGTTAAAGCTACTCCTATGGTTAATGCACAGGAATATCAACAAATTACCAATCAGCCTTTAATGCCAGATAACATTTGGGATAATGGAAACTTTTATCCGCAGGGTATGGTAGTGAATGACGGTGGTAAATTTTATGAAGCCACTAAAAATGTTCCTCCCGGAACTGATATAAATGATCCTGCATATTGGGGATTGATTGAAAATCCCACTACTATAGGGGATGTTAATTCGACCCGTAAAAAAGATTTAGCTATTAATGATGCATTAGTTGTACAGGCCAATGTTGATGTTCCGTTATCAGGTTACGACAATGTATCATTTTATATATTGCCAACTACACCTAGCGAACAGCCATCAAACGAGGGATTATTTACTGATCAAACAAGTCCAACTGTCGACGGAGCACAGTCAGGAGAAGGTACTAGTCCAAAAAGTTTCGGGTGGACTATGGGATACTTAACTGGAGATAAATTAGCTCCGAACGGATTACCAGTTACGCCCGGTGTTAGTTTTCCGCTTGGGCCTGCATCTGGCGACTATTGCTTGCGATTAGATTATTTCCCTAATAGGCTGTTTCGTTTCAACGGTAGTAATTGGATTGCCATCAGTGACGATGTACGTACTCCATTAGATTGGGGCACACAAAATCTTACACAACGTAGTTCTTTTGTTAATAATCCATATACTGTATCAACTAGTGATCAAGGCAATATACCATCGCGTCAATCATTATCTGAGCTGCTTAAACCGCAAGCTGATAATGGTAACGAAGGTGGAAATTTACCACCTAACCCAAGACCCCCAGGACGATAATGCAAAGTTATTTCTATGACGGACAATTGCGCCGTTACCTAACACAATTCGCTCGTATGTTTTCCGGATTCCAAGTAGAATTTGGGCGTAACGAAGCTGGCGCACCTGGTACAGGCGATACATTATATCGTGTGCCGGTAAGATATGGAGATAGTACTCGTCAAGTTCAAACCATTTTGCAAGAAAATAGCGCCAGTAATATGCCGTCAACACCATTAATGACATTTTATATAACTGGATTAGATTTTGATCGACCACGTATGCAAAATCCCACGTATGTTGATAACAAATCTATTCGACAAAGAGAATACGATCAAAATACAAGAACTTATGAAACTACGCAAGGCAATGCGTTTATGGTTGAGCGTTATATGCCAGCCCCGTATAAATTGTCAATTAATTTAGATATTTGGACATCTAATACCAATCAAAAAATGCAATTACTTGAGCAAATTTTACCATTGTTTAATCCCAGTTTAGAAATACAAAATACAGACAATTTTTTAGATTGGACTAGTTTAAGTATTGTAGAATTGGTTAGCACAGGATGGAGTAGTAAATCAATTCCAATGGGCTCAGAAGATCCAATCGACATTTCTACTATCAAATTTGCTCTGCCAGTTTGGCTATCATTACCTGCTAAAGTTAAAAAATTAGGAGTAGTGGAAACTATCATTGCATCTATTTACGACGGATCGGGAGATTTAGTTAATGCGATTGCTAATAATGATTTATTATTAGGCACTCGACAGTATATTACCCCATATGGATATCAAGTTGTATTAATTGGCAATAAATTACAAATTTTAGCACGTTCAGCTGTAGTCGACGAAAATAATAATCAACTGCCTCCGCCAAATGCTGTAGAACCTAGCGATATTTTGTGGACACCAGTTGTTAATATGTATGGAACATTACGTCCGGGTATTAGTCTAATAGCATTAACTCAAGAAGATGGTAGCCAGGTTTACGGAACAGTAAGTTATGATCCAACAAATGACCAATTTTTATTATTTTCAGTAATGGAAGATTCAATTCCGTCTAATACCATGTCGCCAGTTAATTCAGTTATCAATCCTTTAGTTAGTGGGCCCGGCGAGGGATTACCTGTTGCTACTATAGGACAACGTTATTTGTTAACAGAATCTACAGGCAGTGACAATGGATATGCACAAGCATGGGCCGGAACAGCAGGGGAGATTTTAGTTGCACATGTTAATGATATTATAGAATATGACGGAAGTCGTTGGATAATTTCTTTTAACTCTGATTCTTCTGTTGTAAATACACAATATGTTACTAATATTGTTACAGAAATACAGTACAAATGGACCGGTTATAACTGGATTAAATCATTCCAAGGCCTATATCCAGGTGGGCAATGGGCTCTTATCATTTAATGAATAATACAATTTCAGCAGTGGGCGTTTGGTTTTATAGTCAAACAACAAATCGTTATCTATACTTGCTTAGGAATGATTCTAAGCATCCTGACTCATGGGGTTTGGCGGGAGGTAAAATCGAATCAGGGGAAAGCATTATGGCTGCAATGGTTCGAGAATGTGAAGAAGAATTAGGTGGCATGCCAGATTATATTAAACTTATGCCGTTAGAGAAATTTACATCAGCTGATAATGGATTTGTTTACAATACATTTTTTTGTGTGGTGTTTGATGAATTCAAACCTACACTCAATAATGAGCATTTGGGATATGCTTGGATTGATTCAGGCACTTGGCCTAAACCATTACATCCGGGATTGTGGTCAACAATAAATTTTGAAGCAGTACGTGAAAAAATAGCAGTTATACAACAACAACTTCAAACATCGCAATAAGTTATAAAATCTCTAAAATCCATTACTTTGGTATTGCTACATTCTAACCATTCATCAGGCATATTAAATTCGTTACCTACAATAAAAAATTTAATATTTGAATATGCATTTATAATATTAGTAACTTGTATTATCCAACTTTGATGTAGAATTGGACTTTCTTTACTATACCCATGTAAATAAATTTCTGTATGTCCATCAAACGCTGCTAGATAAATTGGCAATACTTCAGTACATAGGTGTGGATTTAATGGAATTAAATAAAATTCACCAGGATTTCGTATACAATTTTTAGAACTAGTGTACACAATATTGTTTTCTACGTATTTGTTATCAATTAACGGTTGTAAATTGTCAAAGTCAATATCAACTGCAAAATCTAAGCGCATTTCGAGTGCAATTTTAGCAGTACCATACGTTTGTAATTTCAAACTACTTAGCAGTCCGCCACGATGTTTTTCCAATCTTCGATAATCAAATCTATCTCTATCATCACTGCTGCCTATAACAGCCGCACGACCTGACAAGTGTTGGTTATCAATGGGATTTTCAATCCACTCGCG